GTAATTGTTTTGCTTCTTCAATATCTGCTTGAAGATTAAACCATAACCCAACTACCATAAATATTGTTACACTAATACTAATAAGTGTTTCAATACTGAATGTTAATTTAGTTCCTTTGCCAAGTTCCACTTTAATATCTCCTTAATTTAATTTTAGGTTTCTTTAATTTTTGTTTAATGCTTTTCTTTTTCATACCGAATAATTTTTTAGGTATGAAATTTTTAGCAGTTGCAGTAGTTACGTTGCTCATAATCCTAACCTTTGAGCCCTTTGTATTGCAGGAATAATATGATCAACTACTGTTTCATCTACTAATGGTGCAGTAATATTTATTGTTATATTGCCCTGATCTGCTTGAACAGGCGAAGGCAATGGTGTTATGTCTACACGTTCCATACCGCTTGCATTATCTCCTACAACAATCCCATTTCCGATCGGTAATGTTGTTTTCTTGTTTGTTACAAAACTACCGCCTGTTGCAAAACTATCTGTGACTGTGCTAAATATTCCTGAAATAGTTGCCTGAGCCCCTGCTGCAAGAATTACATCTAATGGAAATGGTACAGATTTAAATATATTCGCAATATGTGATGCTGAAGCTTCCATAGTTTTATTTTTAATAGTATTAATAGTTTGTTCTTTACTTAGCTTGCCCTGTGCAGATATGTTTTGTATGCTTGATTCTAATGACTTCTTATTAGAATTTGCTACTTTATCATTTGATTCTGATACAGCATTATTTCCTGCAACTACTGTGCCTGTTACTTCTGCAACACCTGCTGCAAACTTTTTCATATCATCTATTATTTCTTCTGTGCTTTTGCCTTCGTCGTCTGCCCCTAAAAGCAATTCTGTAAAAATACCTTTTCTAAATTCATTTCCTTCAGTTGTTTTTTTAATTTCAACAAGTTGTTCTTTGAATTGATCTATTCTTGCTTGTATTGTTTCTTCTGTTCCTAATACTAAGTTAGGTGCAAGTTTTTCTGCTGCTAAATCAAATTCTGCTAATGCTAATCTTGCTTCAACTACTTTTTGTTGAACTAATGAGAAATTTCTTATTACTGTGTTTGCTACTTCAAACGCTGCACCAAAAACTGCTATTCTTCTTAAAAACACACCTAAACTGACATTAGAAGCTAAAACTGCTGCATTAAATGTTAAATATCCACCTGCCATTAATGCAAGTGTCTTTAAAAATTCTTCCATATCAGAAACTTGTTCATCTGTCATATTTTCTACAAAAGTAGCTAATTGTGTCGCTGCACCTTTAACAGATAAAGCAAAATCTCCTAATCCTTCAAGCATACGTGATCCGATTGCGTTTTGCAATTGATCTATAGAGTCTTGCATATTAGAAACTTTACCGCTAAAAGTCTGTGCTAAAAGATCTGTTGCCCCTGCTATTTTACCATCAGGATCTGTCATAGCACGTTCAAGGGCTTCTCTAAATTCAGGTAAAGTTAGTTTTGATAAATCTTCTATACCTTCCGCATCTTTAATAAGTTGTAAAATACCACGTTCACGTAATATGTCTGCTGCACCTGCACCTCCTGCAAATGCTCTACCGAAAGCAGCTGAAGCATCTACAATATCAGTACCCATAAACGCTGCAAGGTCTGCAATTGATTTAAGTGATTCCTCACTACTTACACCAAACGCTTCTAATGTTGCCCCAGCTTCTACTACGTTTTGTACTTGGAAGGGTGTTGTTGCTGCAATTTTAGTAAATGCGTTAAACGCTTTTGCCCCTTCTTCTGTGCTTCCTTTAAGGGCTACAAGTCTTGTTCTTAAACTTTCAAAAGTGCTTGCAGTTTGCACAACACTTCTTGCACCTGCTCCTAATACCGCTGCACCAAATAAATTTCTAAATGTAGAACTTAATTCAGACGCCGATTGCTTAGTGTCATCTGATTGTCTTTCTAATTTATCAAGATTTTTTACAGCATTTCTTGTATCACTGGTGACTAATATTCTTATTCTTTTATCATTTGCCATTTTGTTCGCCCATATAAATTTGTATTGATTTTATTTCTCTATTAATAATTTCAAAAATTTCAATTCTTCTTGCGTCAGCACGATCTAAGTCTTGTGCCAAAGGTATATTAAAATCTTTCATTAAGTTGTATTCGACTAAATATCTATTATCTTCCATATTTACTAACCACTTAGGATCAGCAAATAGGGGTAAATGAAAATATAAATTTCTCCCAAGAGAAAATTTGTTATCTTGCCACTTTTCCAGTAGCAGATACACTTCTTCCCAAACGTCATCTATATTCTTATATGTCTTTACTTTTTTAGTTAAAGGGCTTTGTCTTTTATAAGGAAAACTCAACGATATGTGTGGAAAACCCAATTGGGAAAACCACACATAACAACAAAGTCCTATGAGTCTTTTTTTTCAAGCCCCATATATTGAGAATAAATTTCCTGCAACAAAGCATCTATGTCAGCCATAGACAACTTCTCAAGATCTTTTTCAGATAATCCGCTTATATCTTCTACTTTATTCAGTAATTGAAAATACGCTTCTTGATCTGTCGTTCCATCTTTAAAAGCATTTAGACTTAATTGCCAAAGCTCTCTTTTCTCTTTATATGTAATTGACTTAACTTCCCACTCTTTTTTGAACATATTAACCTTCATCTAATCCCCCTTATTTTACCAACTTGAATTTGTTACGCCATCTACGTGTATAAACTCAAACGCAGTACCACTTGCTACGCCACTTGAAGTTGGTTGAACAACTTTAAATGGAATTGTAATTATAGCACCTGTGTCTGCATTTAAATCATAATTAACCGCAGTTGAATATACTTCTGCAACAATTGATAATTCGCCTGCTGTGTCAATTGATCCTGTTCCCTGTTTTAATGTTAAGGTCGCAGTATCGCCATCAAGAAAATCTTGAAGAACATTGTTTGCTGAATCATTAAAGTTGTCATCATACATAAATGATATTTCCCCTGTAATGTTTACAGAAGGCACACCAAACGCATAATTTTCAGCATCTCCAGCAGAATCTCTACCAACTCTTGCTAAATTATTCTCAATAGTGAAAGAAACTCCTGTAATAACTGCTGTTGCAGGTGTTCCATTAACATCAAATTGTTTTGTATCAAAATATGATTCAATTTGTGTCGGTGAAGCACTTGTTAAATTAGGTGTTCCTGCTACACTACCGCCTGTCAAAGTTTGTCCTGATAGGAATTTAGTATTGCTTGTGAATCCTGAATAGAAGCTACCGCTTAATAATAGTCTACCATCAGTCATATCAAAATTCATTGTCAATGATGAAAGTGAAGCACTTGTTATAAGTTTATCTTCTCCAGTCGCTGCACCATAAATCGCAATATCAAACAAGCTTGGAATACCATCAGTTGAACTTGCGTCAAAATCAGGTCTTGCAAGTCTTCCTGTTCCGCTTCCATTGTCTGCTACTTTTGATGTGTGTATTAGGTTTCCACCTGATCCACCTTCTTCGTGATCTTGTAATACATTAGCCAACATACGTGAAAGAAATGCTCTTTCAGCAGGTACTTCAAAATCTAATGTTACATTACCACCTTTACGTGATCTAAATTGTGCAGTATCTAATTCTACCATACCTGGTGTATTGCTTCGTATCTCTCCTGAACTAATAAGATTGAGAACAGGTTGAGATACATTAATTACAGGAAGTAATTGGTAAGCGGTATCTGTCGCTGCTGCTGAAGCAAAATTAGATCCATCTTTTTGCTTGATACCTATAGAATACTGACTTCCGCCATATACTTTAGCCATTTGTTATCTTCTCCTCTTTTTTAACTTTTTTTTCTGTTGATTTTAACTTGATTCCCAAGTCTTTTAATAAATCAACTTCTTTTTCATTTAATACAACTTCTTTACCTGCTAAAAGATCGTGATATTTACTTTTGTCTATATCTACGTATCTTGGTAAATGATATTGTAATCCTTTAATGTGTTTATATTTCATTATATTACCTCGTTTACATTACATTCTAACGTCATTACAAATCTTTCTACTTCTGTATCTTCTTCATCTCTTTCGTAGATAATATCGGTTACTTTGGCATTATACCAATCTGTTATATTTGTATCTCCCAAATCTCTATTATCAAAGAATATT